TATTAAAGAATTGATTAGCAGTTTTTCCACTATAAGCTATACTTACTTCTTCATCATCAACATTATCAACAACAATTTTACCAAATTCGGGGAAGTCAATGGTAGAGTCCACGTTTATAACAGTGGCACCTACACTTACAGGTTCAAGAAGTCGTGTTAACGGATTTGGTTTAAACTCACCAAAGATAGATCCTGCTACGTCGGTGTCCCTAGAGAAACCACCATCAATACTGATTTGATAAAATTGAAACTTATCATAGGGAATAACCTGCACATTGGTGACAGAACCACGTGCCCCGGTCTCTTTTTGGAAAATGGTAAGGTTTTTAAGTTGTAGTGGATCACCCTGAAGTGATTCAACAACAAAATCTTGAGTTACCCTGTAGTCTGCATTTGACGGTGTGAAAAGAAATTGTGAAGGTTTGATGATTTCTACATCTTCACCATACAATGCTCTGAACAAAATTTCATATGACTGATCGGTACCCTTTGAGGAATAGAAACTATCAGAATTGAAAATGAAGTTTCTTGCATCAAGACCTTTGAAGAAACTCCTGTCTTGGAAACCTGGAGTAAATTGTGTCTTTAGTTTTGTAAAAAATTGCTGAAGAAATAGAACGTTCAGGTTTTGAACTTTAGTTCCTGTAATATGTTCATCTACCTCAGTTTGTGAAAAAGTCAGTTCATCAGGAGAACCTGTGGTAACATAAGTTGTGATACCACTAAATCCTCTACTACAGTTCTGGAATACGGTATCAGTCTTCGATTCGTAGAATATAATCTCATTGTCAATCTTGATTACACCATTCGTCTCAGAAAATCCTAGTGTGGATTTTACAGTTACATCTCTCTCAACATAATCCAGATCCTCGTCAAGAGTTGTTTCAGTTACTAGATTACAAAGTTCCTCTACTTTTACATATTGATCAATATTATTGATGATATCAACAGGACCACCTTGATGTTCTTGAGAAACGTAGTATTGCTCAAGAAAATTTGTTAGAAGAGGAAAATCCTCTCTAACATACCTAGGAATTTGACTGGATACAATTTCCTGAAACTTGACTCTATCTACTGCCATTTTATATCTGTATTAGTAGGAGGAACTGCTAGATGATGGTGAGGACATGGTGTAAGGACTTCCACCACCTGTAGTAGGTGTTGATGGTGTTGATGGTGTTGTACCACTAGTAGGGGTTGAGGTAGTGCCAGAGACCGTTTGAGTGGTGTCTGAGCTACCGGAAATGATTGCGGTACCTCTTACCAGTTTGTTAACCCCATAACTTGAGGACACAATGTAATTGGTTCCTGAGATGTCATTTCCTGAAGAAATGTTGTCAGCAATTACGTTAACTGTTGTATTATTTACATCCAATTGTAGGAAGAGATCTTGGAGACCAATAACATCATTTGATAATGGATTTGCAGAAACTTCAATAAGAGGAGCGTTTCTATTAACTACTGTAGAAATGATATTAATAGGATTAAGTTTGATTTCACCTTTCTTGTAATCGATGATACCAATGTTCTGTTTGACGATGATTGGTTCAGTTGATGAGGTTAACTTGAAGAGGAAGATAGTTCCAGTTTCAAGATTACCAGCTGGTTTGTCACCCATATACACAGTTCCGCTGATACCACTTACAGTGAATCCTGTTGATCTTATATTATATCCAAGTAGATTACCTTGGAAGACGGCTGAGTGACCGTGATTTTTTACGTGAAACTGATTACCAAAGCACAACTCATACTCAGCGAACTGATTGAGTTTTACTGACATATCTCTTCTCATCTGAACGGTTGTTATATTAGAACAAACCGATTCGTGACTACTGTCAACAATTTTCTGAAATTTGGAATATTTAAATCTAGCACCAAATTGATTCAAGTCAGAGGAGTTACCGTAGTTGGCGATATTATTGAATACCACACTCTGAACAAAAGATGGTGATGGAGCTTGATTTGAATTGTAGTATGCTTCACAATCAGCTTCAACATATAAGTACTTCAAATCAATAATTTCTGCCCTAATACCGGCAACAGAGTATTTTTTGACTTGTTGCTGTAGATTCTGTTTGATACCACTTGATAAGAACACACCATTGTATGGCTTGATACTTACAAAAACCTTTCCAAATTGTGGAGGTGTTAAGTCTTCACCACCAAAAGCAGAAACTGATTCAGCTTCTGGATAAATCTGCGGAATCAATGCCTCATAGTCGGAAGCTGTTACAGCTCTGTTCTGTGATGCGTAAATCTGTGGTGCGTATTTCTTGACAGATTCGACAGATTCAATTTCTTTACCACCACCGGAAGCTTCTTCAGTTGCAATGACTGAAACACCTGAACTAATTGATGCTCCGTTGTTATCTACTAAATTACCAATGAATGAAAAATTGGCTATATTATTTGCCTCGGGCCCATTACATGTAATATAACTTGCTTCAATAAAATTACTATTCTCAAGTTTGACACCAAAAATTCCATCACCAAAGAGAAGTTCATATCTTTCTTGACTAATCTCTTGAAGGAAATATGCTCTAGTGTCTTTAGTTACATCAAAAAGACTTTCAAACATATCAAATTTTCTTGATACGGTAGATCCTGCAGTATCTCTTACAATAACAGAGATGAGATCCGTATCAATACCAGAGTTTGGTAAGATGAACTTTTGATTAGGGTTATTACTATCTTCGGTAAATGTCTGATTAATGTATGTTCCTTCGTAAATTTTGATATTACTGAACGTTGCAGTTCCATCTGATTTTACAGGAGCTGTAATATCATTAGGAATTGAGAAGATAAAATTACGAGTCCTATTAACACCGGTTGATCTTGATGTGGTTACAGCACCGGCTTTAAGAACTACTGAAACTGCACTGGTATTACTGACATCTACATCAAACGTAATTCTTGCACTCGCAGATTTTCTTGACCTCGGTACATACCCAATATTACGCGCCAGAGACACCACGTTCTCCCTGAGCGTGGCCGAATCGATGAATACCTCATTAGATACCATGTTGGCATTATATGAGGTAATATAAGTGTTATATGCTAAAGTGTCGATGATTGTGGTCAGGTTTGATCCCTCAAAATCATAATCAGTGAAATTTGAGTTAGCACGAAGATAGTCCTTAATGGACTCCTTTACCTGATCAAAATCTAAGTTACTAAAATTGACTAACGGCATTTACCTAGTGGGCTGTAATGCAAAGGTTAATTGTTGTGGTAAAACGTCGATACCGACAATTTCATATCGAATTACACAATCAAATTGATTATTATCAATATTTGCAGTTACCTCAACATCAGTTAAGTTAACTCTAGGTTCAAAGTTATTGACAGTGTATTCAATCTCGGACTTAATTGAACTTGCGGTCAATAAGTCCATATTTTCAAATAACAAAGCAGTTACGTTACTTCCAATAGTAGGTGCGAAGGGTTTTTCACCAGGGACAGTGAAAATAAGATTACGTATAGAACGAGCAATTGCATTCTCATTCTTCAGGATAATCACATCTGAATTGATGGGATTAACCTGGAATGTAGCACTTACGTCTTTAAAACCCCGACTGACTCTTTGGACAGGCACTTAATTATTATACAACAATTCTCAAGTATTTAGACGGCAAATGAAAATTATTCAGTCAACATCTCAGTAGTATCTTCGTTCTCCCAGAAGTCCTTCCAATCCGCCTCACTAGCTTCATAGAAACCATCCTCACGAACCTTTTTACGATTCTTGGGTGTTTTCTGATCGTTAGCAATTTCTCTCAAAAAGTTTTGGTTATCCATATCCTTTTTGATTATTTATTGCGGATCGGCGTATCTTCCCTCTTGTGAATGATAGGTATCGATACCTTCACTCATTGAGTTGAAGTAGTTAATATCTTCTCTCTCCTCTTCCTCAGTCCTATATGCCCACTCATCAGTGTGTCCTACAGACCACCACTTAGGTTCTACCTCTACAGCATAGTTCTGTGTACAAACCTTGAAATCAGGTTGTTTGAGGTTATCATTATTAATCAAACTATTATCCAGGAACACAGTCCTATTATTAGGTTGTGCCGCAAATTGTCCATTATCCAATGCAATCACATTGAAAGTCTTATGTTCAGGATCATGTTCAGAGAAGTTCACGTCCAGAATTGAACAATCAGGATGTGCTGTATCAATAGTGAATTCATACTCACCAGGATGCATCTTCTTATCCTTACCAAAGAATT